CATCGGCAGTCGCCTGCGCGCCGGCCGCATCGATGAGCGCCTGCGCGATGCGCTGGTCGGGCGCTGCTGCCCAAGGTGGATAGATGATCGCGCTGCCGCCGAACGTCACGACCGTCCCGCCTATCGAGATCCGGCCGTTCCCTGCGATGCGGCGATATTCGAAATTTCCGGCATCGGTGTCGAGCCAGCGGTCGTTTTCTGCGCTCTCGGCGACTGTCGGCGGCGTCGCCTGATAGAAGATCGTGCTCTTGCCTTCGGCCAGCGCTGCGGCCGCATCGGCGGCGTCAAGTGCCGCGGAGGCAATCTCTTCAGTCGCGACCCGCAACGCGGAGGCGAGCGTGTCTAGCGCGAGGCGCAGCTCGTTGACTGCAGCGTCATAGGTGGCGCGAACGACCGTCGTGTTTTCCGAGGTGTCGTTCCATGCCGGATCGAGGCCGTTGCGATACGTGATCCAGGCGTTCCACGCAGCCTCCGCATCCAGGGATGCCGCGACCACGCCTGCATTGCCGGATAGCGGCGGGACCTGCAGCTGCAGCAGGTCGTATTCCTCCTGCAACTGCGCATCGAGCGGGATCAGTTTCGTGATCTTCTCGAAGCGGGTCAGCACGCCATCGTCCGCAAGCGTCTCGATCTGCACGAGCACGGAGTTGATGCCCGAATTCTGGTCGAGCTCTTCCGTGGTCGGGAGCGAGATGCTCGCCGGCGCGGTGCCGGTCACCTCCATCGCAGCTATGTGCTTGAGAAGATTCTCGGTCACCAGCGTCAACGTGACCGTCATCGTCACCGGATCGGGGGCACGCCGGAGCACGACGACGTTGCTTTCGGAAAGCCCGAGATCGTCGCGAACATCATCGGCGAGTTCCAGCATGTCGCCGCCGACATAGCGCCGCAGTCTAGGCCCGCAGCGAAGCTCGATCGGGCCCTGCTCGCGGCTGTCGAACAGCTTGAGGACGCCGAGTTGCGCCGCCTGCGCGGGCAGCTTTACGAACTCGAAGGGCTCTTCGCGCCGGATCTCCTCGCCGTCGATCGCAAGATAGTCGGTCACTACGACCTGGTCGGTCTGCTGAAGCTCCCATTTGTGGTCCGGCGAACGGAACTTCGCGATCACGGTGTTGTATCGATCCGCCCGCGGCTGCGCCCCCGCGGCCGTCATTGAGCCATCGGCCAGATCATCGCGCGTGATGGTGTCCAGCGCGATCCGTGGCGCGCTGATCTTCAGGCCAAGCCGGCCGCCCTTGAAACAGGGCTCGGCGCCGCCGGCGTCGAGGATCCGCTTCAGATTGGCCCATTTGTCACCGGGCTCGTAGAGCACGCCGGAGACTTCCCAGTCGTTCGCCTCGCAAACGTTTTCCAGCTCTACGAAGTCTTCGACGACGATGCCGTCGATCGGGATGCCGACACCGAAGGTGAGCAGCCACGGATCGCTGCTGGCCGCCGCGGGATTGCGCTCCCAAGTGCCCAGCACATATCGCAGCGCCTGCAGGCCGGGCCGGAAGCTGTACGCCCAGGTCGCCTTCGCGGTGCCGAACCCGGAAGGGTTGGCGCGCGGATCGACCCAGCGATGCGCGCCGGAACCGCCCGGCCACGTGCTGTCGAGACGAGGATCCCACGAAAGAACGCCGCGGCCCCGCACGCCCAATTGCGGGGCGCCGCTGTTATACTTCCCGTTCTTGCTGTCCCATTTCAGCGACCACAGCACTGCGGCATGGCCCGAGAGCTTGTATGCACTTCCCCAATCCGGGATCCCTGACCATGGCCCCGCCAAAGCGGACGCCTCGGGCGCGGCGCCCAGCTGCGGCGTGCGAAACAGGATGTCGTCGAAATACCCGGTCGCTTCGCTTCCGGAGAAGCCGAGCTGCTGGAAATCTGCGAAGTAACTGTCGATGCCGCCGATCGGCCCGCCGGCCGAATAGTCGACCACCATTGCCAGATAAGGATTCGGCACGTCGTTGATCGGCCTGCCGTATCCCGCCTGGTGGATCAGCGCGCCGCCGAGATAGGTGTCGCCGATCATCATGGGTCTGGGCTGATCGGCGCCGATGTTGATGCTGTTGATCGAGCCGCGGATGGGCGGACGTTTCGCGGTAAGCTGCGCGCCGATGCTCGCGGCCGTCGCGATCGCCGCGGCAAAGGGCTGGTGGGGGCCGGGGATCATCGCAGCGATGCCCGCAATCACGCCGACTGTCTTGAGCACCTTGCTCACCCTACAGCCTCCACGCCGCTGCGATGTCGCCGCGGCTGACTTCGATCACCGCCAGCCGGTCCCCGCCGTCCTGGTGCCAGCCGAGCACCTTTGCGCCAGCCGAGATCACGACTGCGTCCAGCCCCTCGGCGCCAGGCAGCACGCCCAGATCGCCGACCAGCATCGCCGCCGGCGGGATGCGGCAGCCGGGAAACATGGCGTCGAGCAATTCGGTCACGGTGGAGAAGCCCATTTCCTCGAGCGCGCGCCTTGCCCCCAACGCAGAGCGGAACCGCTTCACCGGCGGCGGGCGATGGCCCAGCGCCACTGCCTGCGCCCGCGCGAGGTGGATACACGTCGCCGCCTTGCGCCAGTCGAACGGCTTGTTGCGGAAGCGCCGCACGACGGCGTTGGTGGCTTCCGCGCGCTGCGCCAGCGTCATGCCCATAGTTCGGCCCGCTGCCTGGCCTTCGCGAAGGGGTCGAACTCGGCTCCGGAGCCTTGCGAGGACGCGCCCCGCGGCGCGGACGCGGCACCCCACGGCACAGCGGTGGGCACGCCGACGGCATTCCGGAACCCGAACTCGCCGGGATAGATCCTCTCGTGAAACTTCGGGCTCAGGCTGTTGCCCATGTTGATATTGAACAGCCGCTGTCCCTGGCTGACGCAGTTGAGTGTCAGTCGGCGCACGCCCTGTTCGATGCTGATTTCCGGATAGTCGACCATCCAGTCCGCCATGTTGTCCGGCGTGCCGATGACGGCGCCGGTGTCCATGCCCACCTCCGCGAGCCAGAGCCGGACCCGGCTGTCGACGATCGCCGGCGTGTTGACCGACGAGGATGGCGTGGTGTCGGGCAGGATGAACGTCAGCGCGCCGGCAGGGGCTTCGTCGCCGGCACCTTCGCTGAGCGCCTCGACACCCTCTGCCACGCCGAGCAGACTGTCGCTGCTGAGATAGATGTCGCCGGCAAAGGTCAGCGTGCCCCCGTCGATGAGGCACGCGGTATGGCCCGGCAACTCAACCTTGATGAGTGCCGCGAGCAATATGCGCTGCATGAGCTATTTGCTTTCGGTGATCGTGAATTCGAACCGTGTGGTGAGACCGTCGTCGGTGCTCCACTCGGGTTGACCGGTGACTTGCAGAACGCCCTCGACCATGGGCACGGCCAGCTCCACGGCAGCTCCGGCCGGGATCGGCGTGCGGATGAGGTTGCGCAACGTCAGCGTCGAGGCGCCAGAGGATGGTGCGGTGGCCGCGTCCAGCTGGTCGAGATAGCGGCGGCCGGCAACGATCACGCTTGCCCAATGCCCCGGCCTAGGCACGTAGCCCACGGCCATGCCACTGATCGGCAGGGAACGCCCCTCGGTGGTAAGCGACGCGGCAACCGGCGTTCCGTCGTCCAGCCCGTCGCGGCCGGGACGAACAACGGGGCAAAGCCCGCCCTCCCGCTCGGCGCGACCGAGCAGCGCGGACCACGCATCGAATTCATCGCTGTTCACGCTGATCGCAGGGGTGACGAAGGACCACATCCAGCGACTGCCCATGCGGGCAATCGTCAGGGCCTCGCCCCCGGTCGTGGGAAAGATGACGCCACCGAAGGTGAACGGCGCGGGCGACGCACGGCTTAGCCGCAAGGCGCTGATATCCACGCTCATCCCAGTCGCTGCCGGCTGCGGACACCCTGCGTGCGGGTGGCGCTGGAGAGCACTGTTGCCGAGCGCGTGGTGGCGAGGGCATCCATCTGCCGGAGCAGGTCCTCGGTCACGACCGCGCCGCGCATGTCGAAGACCATGCCGCCGCCGGCGCGGCCCTGCATCTCCTTGTTGGGCGTCACATAGCCCGAACGCGAGGGCGTAAAGAGCTCCGGACCGCGCTCGCCCACCACATAGCTGCTCCCGCTCAACACCGGCCCGCCCGTCGCACGAAAGCCGCCGAACTGACCCGAGATCTGGCCATAGGCACGCGCGCCCAGCTCGACGGCGCCCAACAACTTGTCCAGCCAGTTGCCGTTGCCGCGAAAGACGCTGACGATGCTCTGCAGCGTTCCGCCGATCGTTTCGGCGCTGTCCGCGAAGCTCGATCGGATGCCGTCTGTGGTCAGCGCGACATCTTTCCACGCCGCCGACGCTCGCTCTGCGGTCTGCGCGGCAGCCTTGCCCGCGGTCTCCAGAACCGAGCTGGCCGCAGCCGTCAGATCCCGCGGGAGCGTGGCGGAATATTGATCTGCCAGGCGACGTTGCGCCTCGGCTCTTTGTTCCGGGTCGGGAATCTTTGTGAGCACATTCTGCTCGACCAAGAATTCCGCCGCACGCGCCCGCTCCGGGAACAGACGATCCATGATCGCCTTCACGTCTCCATCAAGCTTCTCGAACGCCTTGGCTGTTTTCGCCGTCGCCGATTGCGCGACCTTGACCATCTCCTGATCCAGCCGCGCCATGTGATAAGCGATGCCGTCCACCATGTCAGGAACGTACGAATGGCCGACGACGGCGTCGTACAGTTTGTAGAAAAGCCTCGCCTGCAGCGCCAGCTGGTCCTTTACCCAGGTGAAAACCGCGCCCAGCTTGTCCACCAGCCAGTATTTCACCTGGTGATAGAGATCGCTGATCCACTTCACTGCCATGTCGATATATGGCTTGATCTTGTCCCAGTTCTTCCACGCGATCACTACGGCCGCGATTGCGGCGGCCACTGCCGCCAGCGGCAACAGGATCGGCGAAAGCGCCGTCAGCATCGCGCCGATCGCGGGGATCGCCGCGCCGGTGATCATTGCGGAAAGCGCCCCGATAGCCGCCGTGATCGGGCCGATCGCCGGCAGCAAGAGGCCAAAGCCCGAAACCACACCGCCGATGCCGATCGCGATCGGGCCGAGAACCGCAGCCACCGCCGTGGCGCCGATGATGAAGGTCTGAGGTCCCTCGGGCAGCTTGTTGAACCAGTTGAGCACGTCGGCAAGCATCCGGCTCAGCGCCGGCAGCACCTTCAGCGCGATCTGGCCCACCGTCTCCTGAAAGTCGGCCCATGCCTGTTGAGATTCTATCCCCGGCGTCGCTTTCCGCTGCGCCTCGGCCGCGCCGCCATATTGCTTCTCCAGCTCCTTCAGGATCAGGCTTTGCGCGCCGGCGGCGTCGCCGGCGGCGGTCATCGCCTGTATCTGGGCCTTTTGCTCTGCCGTGAATGAAACGCCCACGCGCGAAAGCGCGGTCAGACC